CATGATGGCGTTCTGTACGGGACCGGGGAGGGCAGCGAAGGCATCGGCTATCTTGCCCACAAACTCTGCCACTTTTACTACCACGGGCAGGAGCTTCTCGCCTATGTCGATGCCCACATCGGTCAGGCGGTTTCTCAAGACCTCCATCCTAGCAGCGGTGGTCTCATAGCGCTTGTTAGCCTCATCGGTCAAGGCGGTATTTTCTTCCCACGCTTTTGTCCCGAGGTCGATAGATGTTCTAAATAGGTCACCCGCTCCAGCGGCCCTCAAGAGAGCGTCCCTTATACGCACCTCGGAGATGCCCATGTCGTCGAGTACCTTGATGGCATTCACGCCGCGCTCTTCGGCTGTGCCCAACCCTTCAACAAAAGCGAGGATTGCCCCAACGGCATCTTCTTGGAATGCGGTTTTAAACTGGTCGGCTGACATCCCCGCTACGTTGGCGAAGTCCATCAGGGTTTGCCCGCCCTTCTCCGCGGCTAGTTGCATGGCAACCATGACGCGCGAGAAGGCAGTACCGCCCATCTGCGACTCAAGTCCTACGGAGGAAAGAGCACCAGCGAGAGATACTATTTCAGCCTCAGTCATCCCCACCTGCTTGCCAGCAGCCGCCAGGTTCAGGGCCATATCGGTTATCTCAGCCTCGGTGGTGGCGAGATTGTTTCCTAATTCGACAATGGTTGAACCCAAGCGGTCGAAGTTCTCTTGGGGCATCTGGGTGATGTTGGCGAGCCGCGCAAGGGAAGTAGCCGCTTCCTCGGCGCTCATGTTGGTGGTCTCGCCCAAGTCAATCATTACGCGGGTAAAGGAGAGGATGTTCTCGGTGGCGATACCCAACTGGCCCGCGGCCTCCGCGACACCAGCTATCTCCACGGCAGAGGCCGGGAGTTCTTTGGACATATCCCGTATGCCCTTCTCCAGGGCGGCGAACTCTTCCTCGGTCGCATTGACGGTCTTGCGAACACCGGCGAAGGCGGTCTCAAAATCCACCGCCGCCTTGATGGAGAGCGCCCCGAGAGCTACTATGGGTAGGGTGACATATTTCGTCATGGCGGAGCCGATGCTACCCATCTTGGCGGCGAAAGCACCCGTGGCCTTCTCGGCCCCGCCCAGGCCCGTCAGATAGCCTTTTATGTTGGCACCTATGTTTACGAACATACCCCCTACGGGGACGCCGTCAGCCATTTTTCCCACCTAACATCAGATTGATTGCGCGAGACACCTTTAACTGCTCCTCTGGTTTCTGGTTGCGTTTTTTCTTGGGGAGAAAGTCCTCGGCGCGGATGATCTTTTTATCCTTCCTGGGGATGGTGTTGTAGATAGCGGCGAGGATACTGGCGAGGTCATGAAGCTCCATCTGGCGGCGCTTCTCCAATCTCCGAGACAGCGCCATGTACATACGGGGGGTGATGCGCCAGAACTCCTCCTCGGATAGACCCAGGTCGAAGAGCCCGACTGACCACATCTCTAGCCAGTCGAGCCCTCCGCGTTTCCCGAGTCATCCGTGGGTTCAGGTTGAGCCAGCCCATAGAGGTCGTTCAGCTTTTGGGATACTTCCTCAAGGTTGCCGGGATGGAGGAGGTGCCCGACTTCCTCGATGGTTATCTCGGGCTGCTCTCTTAGAAGGGCCGACCAGAAGAAGGCGATGATCTCCTCGATGCCATCTGGACTAGCGCCCTTGAGCAAGTCCTTCCCCGTCTTCTCCTTGAACTGTTGAAACGCCCACAGGTCGAAGGCCATGATAAACTCTTTACCTTCAACGTTGATGGGGGCTTTGGGGACCAGGCTCATAATCCGCTCCTTCCTATCCGAGTAGTACCGGGACTCCCGATACCTTTACCGACCCTGAGAATCCGAGCTTGTCGTCGAACGCCGCTGACTGTTCAAACCCCGAGAGGATGCCCGTAAACGACCATTCAGCTATGGCACCGGGATAGAAGATGTCCACCACGGCCAGCGTCCCTGCGGAGAGGTCGGCCACGAACTCGTCCTGGGTGGGGTCCATCATGAAGTTGCCCTCAAGCGAGACCGACCCGCCGTCCTTGACGCCGGCGACATACTCCCTAAAGGCCGCGGCGTTCAGAGCCGCAGCGGGGCTTTGATGCGAAGTGACATCAACCGTCTCCCCTGAGAGTCCGGGACCGCCGATGTTGGTAAGCTCCCCGACGGCGTATCCCCCGACATAGAGGGAGGTGCCGAAGGCGCTCATGGCAGCGTTATCCACCGCGGCGAACGACACGAGGTCCACCAGCCATTGATTCGAGTCATCGTCTACCAGGAGGAGGATGTCGATCTGCGTACAGTCAACGTCCAGCGTGTTCGCCAGTATGGTAGTCCTTGACACCGCCCACACCGCCGAGGGTGCGGGGTTCACGTCGATGTTCGCCACGAGGTCCACACCTGCCGCGTTGTACTGTACGATGGTGGCGGTGAAGTCGTTCAGCGCCCCCGCGACCGTAGCGTAGTTGAACCTGAAGACGTGTTGCACCGTCCTGTCCACGGGGATGTGGGCGGAGGTTATCACCTGCGCCTCATCCCCCGGACCTGCGGTCGTGGAGAGGTCGAGGCAGCGAAGTCCGAACCTCTGGTCAACCGCGTTCGCGGCGACCGTGCCAGCGCCGACCACCGAGTCGTCCCAGTCATCGAAGACGGGGACGCCGGGGTCCAGGGTCTCGAATTCAGGGTTTAATACTAGGTTTCCCTGAATAGCCATGTTAACTCCTTACGTCAGGGTGGGAACGCCGCTGACCTTGAGGCTTCCTGAGAAGCTGAGCTTGTCGTCGAACGCGCCGGTGATCTCGAACCCGGTGCCTATGCAGTCAATGTCCCAGGTCGCCAGCACACCACCAGCCCCGTCGGGGTACTCGATGGTGTAGTTGTCGCGGGTTCCCGCCGCGAGGTCGTTGAACAGGGCGAGGTGCGAGGCGTCAGCGGTGAAGTTTCCCTCGATGCTTACGGAGCCTCCGTCTTTCACGCCCGCCACGAACTCGCGGAAGGCTGCGGCATTAGCGGCGGCGGCAGCGGAATCGTGGGAGGTGACGTCGATGGTCTCACCTGAGATTCCAGGCCCACCTATCGAAGTCAGCTCCGCGATAGCACCGACACCGACCTTGGTCAGCACGGTAGCAAATGCAGAATATCCAGCCATTTTTACCTCCTTTTAGGTACTAAAAAAGCCCCGAAGGGCTATTTATCTATGTGAACGCTTGAGCGCGTTATTTTAGAAGTACCGACTTTATCACCATCGCCTTGATGGTGCCCTTGAGCCCGTTGAAGGCATCGTCTAGGAAGTGCTGCGCCTTGCCGTGTTGCTTTGTGCCGAACTCGGGGAAGCGGGCGTAGTCTTCCGTGAAGCCCGCATAAACCTCCAAGATGCCCTTTTCTTCCTCGGCGTCCGTGGAGTATGCGGAACCCTTCAAGCCCCCCGTCCTCATGGGGGCGTTCTGCTCAGCCTGGTCTCTCACCATCATGCCGCCTTTTTCCAGGGCGTCCACTACGCCCTTCTCCGATGCCTCGGCTATGGCCTTGAACGCCGCCATCGTCTTCGCGGCCCCGGTGAGGTTGAATATCATTCCCTATGCCACACCCTATAGTCGGTCTTAATCCAGTACAGCTTCGTTTCCCAATCCCTGTGCCCAAACTCATTTATCCTGTGGGTCGTCTGTATCTCCGCCCCCCGGTAACAGTCGAGGGCGGCGGCTATGGTCGCCATAGTCGTAAGCGCCGTGGCCTTCGTAGCCGCATATACGGTGATGGTGTACCTGCTCCGCGAGAGGTTGGAATACCCGTCGAGGGAATATATCCGCGGCCCCGCCGACTTGGAGATGACCACGCAGGGCAGTCCTTCCTCCTGGGGCGCCATGTCGTGATAGACGCGGGTATGCCCCAAAGCCCCTGAGATAACGGTGAAGAGGGTGTCATCAACTGCCACTCGTTCTCACCTCTTCGCAGTAGAGCAGCATATCGACCCCCAGCGAGTCCACGTTCTGGACGCTCAAGATGTTGTAAGTGTCGCTGCCGTGGATTATCCGATGTAGAGTCGAGAGGCCAGGATAAGGGCGCATGGTTATCTTGGTGTTGATGCGGGTATTCATCTGCTGCGCTTTAAACAGCTCGTCGCCTCTCATCGGTTGTACCTTCGCCCACATCTCCTGTACGTCCGACCATACCTCTATGGGGTCGCCCAGGACGTTGTTTATCGCCCTCTCCTGTATGGTTATGCGTTGTTTCAGGCTACCGCTGCGCGGCATACTCACTTCTCCCTAGTGTTTAGAGCGCGAGGAACACGAACGCTTTTTTCGCACCGTCATATACCTTGGTGC